CTTATTAATTTTCATCTTTACGGTTTCCCATACAGGATCGTCAAGTTTTTTATCAAAGTTTTTACGGAAAGAAAATATCTTTTCGTAAATTGTTAATGTCTCTAAGTTTAGATCTCCACCAAGATACTTTTTGAGTATCGGTGGATGTCCTTTCGTACAATTGAATATTTGATCGAATTCGTTTTCGTAAAGCAATTCCTTTGATTGTTCTTTGAACAAGTAAGTTAAACTCTGTTGTCGTTTCATCCAGTCTGAATAATTTCTTTCTCCTGAATTTATGATTTCTCCAATCCATAAATTTTGTGGTGTGTCTGTGTGTACAAAGTTAGATAATAAGAAATCTGTAATCTCTTGATCTGAGTATTTTCTTGATGTCTTTTCAAACCAATACTTATCTTTTCTTTTATTAAAAGATGATACTGTTGCTCTTGACTTACCACCATACTTAAAAAAGTCATACTTACGATTTGTAAAATGACTCTTCATTGAAAGATATGTCTGGTAGGTTTCATATGGTGTCACTTTCATCCACGTCCTCACTTTCTAATTCTGTAATTGAATCAACAGGAACTTCTGCTTCTCCGATACGATACCAATGTTGACTAATTCCAATACTATCAGGTTTAGTTCCTAAGTATTCTAAATCACTAAATCTATGCTCACGCAGCATTGCTTGTAGTCGCCAATGAATCAATTCCGATTTTTTCATTATAATGGTAATTTAGATCTTGATGTCTTTTTCATGAAGTTTAAATTAATTGCATCATACTTCAATCTTTCCTTCAATGGTTTTGACATCAACTTTGATACTGATTCTACCTCAATATCATTCATTTCGCAATAGTGGCATATTGCGTCAATATAATTGAGATCTTCCTCTACCACAATTTTTTCAATCTCAATCGCAAACTTGGATGGAGTTAAAAATTTCTTCTCAATAACTTCTTCTAATTCTTTATTCGGTTCCATAGATTCGCAATTTATCTCCAACAAACTTCTTAATATATTGGTTGAGAAGTTTGATGTATTTTTGTTTGTTGTACTCTTCATAAACGACGCATTCTCCATTTTCACATGCCATAATAATGACTAATTTTTTGATTGATATTCCAGTTATTTCATACAACATACAACCATATGCCATACATTGAACAAAATAATGTTCGATCCACTCTCGTGGTTTTGGTTTTTTAGATGTTTTAAAATCTATTATTGCCAGTTCGTTGTTATACTCTGCAATACAGTCTACGGTTCCAGCAATACCAAGATATTTGCTGTATAAAGAACCCTCTAATGCGTGTATATTATTTATATTCCGTAACTCACGCTTCGAAATATTAAATAAAAACTCAGAGATTGGTGGTGCACTTGGAAGATCATCATTTTTTAAGTAATGTTCTGTAAGTGTGTGCATATCAGTGCCACGCTTTGTAGCAGCTTTTGTAATTTTGTCTGCTTTTTCATCACCTACCCTTTTTCTCCAATTAATGAATATCTCACGATTAAAATGACTCGTGATTGAGGTAATTGAAACTAACTTGATGAGTTCATCTTCATCAGGCACAGAATAGTAACGAACACCATCTATAGTTTCTCTCTCCAACTTTGGGAGATTTATATCAATATGATCAAACATTACATTCCTAATTCAATTTTTGCTGTAAGATATTCTTTAACAAGACCAGAACGGACGATATCGTCTATTCCAAACTCTATTATATCAAATGAACTCATTTTACGCAAGATGTTGAGAAAATCAACGATGCCATTTCGATCATTTGTTTTTGTTAAGTCAGATTGACGAGCATCACCACAAAATAGGATTCTGCTGTTTTCTCCAACTCTTGTTATTATACTATCTAATTCATGAAAATTCAAGTTTTGAAATTCATCAACTATTACAATAGCATTATCTAATGTAGTTCCTCTAAGAAAAGATGTACTCCAAAAACGTATTGTCTCTTGTGCTTTCAAGTTACCATACAACATTTCAAAGTCTGCATCAGTTGGCATTTGGAACATATACTTAACCATATTTTTATATGGTATCTGATAGATGTCTGCCTTATCTTCGTGGTCACCTGGTAAAAATCCAATTTCTCTGGTTGCAACCAATGATCGAACAAGATATATCTTATCATATGGTGTTTTGTCACTCAATACATCTTGAATCGCATTATATAAACTAATAAATGTTTTACCTGTACCTGCACATCCAAATGCAACAATATGTTGTCCCTTATTATACGCATCGAACAATAATTTTTGATTGTCAGTTAGAGGTTCAATGTTAACAAGATAATCAGAGTTAACAGGTTTCTTCCTTTTCATCTGTTTCGAAGTGTATCCAATCCCTATTGGTTCAGACCCTTTTTTTCTTCTTGCCATTACTGTTTTCTGACGTTAGCACCAGGTGTTTTTCCGACCTTATTTAACACTTCATTCCAACCAGGATGTTTCATACGAAGTTTATCTTTCCACTCTCCAACTTCACCGACACCTGGCACTGTTGAGGGATCTGAATAATCTCTCAACCAATCAGGATTATCTTCTTTCCACTGATCCCACTCAGTAACACTCATGATTACTTCTTTTTGTTCACCAGTTTTTGAATTGACTACAGGATAAGTTGCCATTTAATTATAAAGTTATGTGTACTATTTAGACCCATTCCAGAGACTCAGAGACAGTTGGAAACTGCTCAGTAAAGATGGACTTACATGCATTTGCAATGTCCATGTGTTCTTTTTGTGTTCCATGTCCAGAACGGAGATCAATATAATGAATCCAAGAACGAACACTGCCAGACATATAAATGCGAGTTGGTGTTGCTAGTGGAAGAACAAATCTTGCACATTCTTTTGCAATACCTTCTCTAAGTAACTCATTATATAAATCCATTCCCTCATCAAAATATTGTTGGATTCTTTTTTGTAAAAACTTAATTTGATCATCTGGAATATCGTCAATACTATTCTGACGATTCTTTACATCTTGTCTTCTCAAATCTGGAAGTGGTATATTTACATCTAATAAATTTGTATCTGCATACCTTTGACTAAACTCTTGGAATGTAAAAGAACGATGTCTTAATATCTGTGCAGCAAGTCCTCTTGTCGTATTAATTTCAAGAGTCATAAATGCTTGCTCAAAAATTGACCAATGCTGATGTTTGATACAATATCTTAAAAGACCTGCATAATTTTCATTGTCTTGATTGTTAGGGTTACTCACACGAGCACAATATGCCATGTGTTTTTCAGAATCCGGTGAGACACTAATAAGTTTTACGTTCATTTAAATCCTTTGGATGTTTTTTTTTCTTTAATTATAATCATTTATATACAATAAAACAAACTTGTTCATTACATCCTCTAAAAATGGGTTTTACTTTTCTATCATATTTTTCAATCCATTCAACAAACGCTTTATACTCTCCTTCTTTCCAGTTATCATACCAAGCTTCATCAAACTCAGTTGATCTTTCAAACTTACAAAACTCATCAAATACTATTACTGTGCCCTTTACTATTTTTGAATTAAACGCTTCAAGTGTTTCTACCGCAGACGAATATAGATCAGAATCAATATGTAAATATTTAATTTGTCCTATTTTATCCGAATAAACTGGAAGAGTATCTGAGAAATATCCTTCAATTAGAGTGACATTACTATTGACATGAGGGAGAGAACCATTCACGTTAAAAAGTTCTCTTCCTATTGTTTCTGAGTTTGAAACTTTCCACGGTTCGGGGAGACCTACAAAACTATCAAATCCATAAACATTATCATCAGGAAATATTTGTGAAATAATGTTGATAGTATAACCACTGTATACTCCCATTTCTACAACATCACCCTCTATTTTACAAAATTTAGCAGCCTCTTGCCAATGATTTTTACCTACTTGCACTTCAGTAAAATTTTTAATAAATTGTTCTTCGTTTAATTTAGACATCACTTATGTAAAATTTTCATTTAAATCCTTTTGATGTTTTTTCTTCAATCATTGCTAACTCATTTTTAGCAACTTTTAATTGTTCTCTTAATAATTTGAGTTGTTCCTCATCATAGAGATAATCTTTTTTCAATAATCTCTCTAATAACTTAATTAATCTTTTGAGTCTCATGGTCCTTCATATTCCTTATCATAATCAAGTTCAATCGGATCTATATCATCATATGAATATGATTTAACATCTGAATAAACTTCAGTCTTTAATTGATCTACTAACATTTCAAGATTACGAATAATCAATTTTAATTTGTCTTTATCCATGTGAAAAATGATTATTCATTATTATATACAAAAAAAGAGGAAAGGTCAACCCTTTCCCCTTAAATTTTATTCAAGATTTTACCTTGAATAAAGAAATTTAGCTTCAGCATAGATAATCGTCAAGAAAACTACGCTGGCAGCGAGGATTTCTGTGACTTCTAACATCTACTTGCCTCCTGCTACTGTTCTTACAACCTTGAGACCACGATACATTAAATCATGATTTCTAGCTTGCTCAGCTTGGGCAAGCACCTTTGCGTTGTATTCCTCAGAGTCGTACTGAACTCCTCTGTATGTGACTTGTGCCATTTGGTTTCTCCTAAAGTAATTGGACTTTGCACCTTTAACTCTTGCGAGTGATCCGTGTTCCCGTTCCTTCAGTCGGCTTTTGCGTCCTCTTGCGAGGATGAACGAATTCCGTTCCGAGTCGGCTTACTTGCGACCTCCGAAGAGGTTGAACGTTGTGTTAATAATAACACATTCATATTATATAGGCAAGAAGTTTTGTAATTTGTGTTACAATTTTATAATTTTTTTAGATTTAACACATAGTTTGAAATATTTTATGTCTAAATACCCATTTTTTTCATCCTTCATATATTTTCCAGTACTGAGGATTAATATATCCTGTTGAAAACTGTAAATATTCTTTTTTTAAAACGCACGTAATATCTCCTACTATGGCAAGTCTCTCTCCGACAAAACCATCAATATACTCTGTGCCATGGCGTAATGTACTTGGAAATAATGCTATATGTCCCTCTGGAGGGTGAATAAAAAAAGTTTCTGCGTTGATTTTATCATGTTCCCTTATCATTTTCAAATGATCGTATTTCCCCTCCTTATTTCCAAGCCACAAACTATTTTTATAATGAGGATTCATAAATTTTAATTTATGAGATTTAGGTGGAGCATTTACATAATAAACAAAAGAAATATGTGCACAAGCATGAATGTGCCATGGAATTGTCTTATAATCTCTTGATCTTGATAACCAAGTTTTTGTAATGACATAATCAAATATATTCTTATACTTTAGAATATCAAGTGTATATTTCTTTACATGTGTTATTACTTCTGAAAATAAAATATCAAGACTATCCTCATAGTGAATTAAGGGATTACCCACATTTTCACTAACTGTGTTATTTAAATCATTTTCTTCATAATCAAATTTATGATAAACTTCATAAAAATTTTTTTTATAATTTTTATGACCTTCCATTTTATCAACATAAATGGTTGTAGGAAAGACATTAAATATTTCCATTTCTAAAAAACCCTACAGATGAAAAAATTGCCGCGATTTTTTTGCGGCAATATATGAAATTAAAAGTTGATTTTGGTTTACTTCTTCTTTTTACCCTTAGTGTTCTTTGATTGATATCCCCACAACTTCGCACTAATCTTACCATTACCAAACTCAATTGCCTTAAGATCTTTTTTGAACTTATCATAATACATATCAAATAACGAAGTGCGACTACCTCTTGTTAAATCATATCTCAATTCACCATCGGCAATATACGAAACAATATGTGCATCATTTGGTGCTTGACTTGTCCTTGCTTCTTTCAAGGGTACATTTGTCATCAGAATTTCACATCCATACTGAGTCTTTGTATTTTCTTTTTCAGTTGGTGTCCAAAATTCCACTTTTGCTTTTGCTTCCTCCTTTGGTTTCGCTTTGAGTTCTGGTTTTGACATTAAGAACGACCTCCCCATTGTATATCTGGATATGCCTCTGCTACTACTTCTTTTGTAATCTTATACACTTCACCAAGTTTTTTATCCTTGCACAGAGTTATAATCTCTGCTTCTAAGGGATGCAACCCTTGAAGTATATTAATAAACATTGTCTCTCTTCTCATTTGATTCATTGAATCTTCACCACCTTTAATGAATCTATAGAAGTGTTTTGATTCTCTACGAATTGTAGTGTGTCCTTGTTGATCGGCAGCACCAAGAGAGAATGAACCCTGTTCGTGCATTTTACGAATCTCTAAATCTAATTTCTTAGTTAAAGTTCCGCTGTAAGTATTCTTTTCATCATATCCTGCATATGGTACTTCACCATCAGGTAACATACTTACAACACTTTCATCAAAGTTCCATATCAAAACAACCTTTAATGATAGGTGATCATATTTTTTAAGAACTTCAATCTTCTTTGCCTTTGATCTCTGTCGAGATACTAAGTCAAAAACTTCGAAAGCAAATGGATTACGTGGTAACTCTAAACTTGGTTTAGTTTTAACTGTAAAACTTTTTGCCTTTTTAGTTGTTGTCTTCTTCGTCGTAGTCATAATTTTCAAATCTGAATGCAATAATTTCATCAGGTACTAGATTACCATTTTGATCTAACATCTCTGGATGAGGTCTAGGAA